CAACCTCTCGAATAACCAAGCCATACTCAGGGACAATGTAAGTCCACTTGTCTTTCGTAACCCGTCTTAATATGACTACTTCAGGATTTGACGCATCTTCTCCTATGTATTCTTGTGTAGAGAGCATGATTCTTCTGTGTTGTCTAAACTGAAGATCTGCAGGTCTTCCCCCACCCACTTGTGAGTTCTTGTCCTTTTCCTCTTCCATTAACGCTTCTAGCTTGTCTAAGTTCTTCCAATAGTCAGGCTGTCCCTCAACACTTCGTGAATCATTCTCGTCTTTTAACTCTTTTAGTGTTGAGAAGGTTCTGTAGATAAACCAGCGCATGTTAGCAAGTGTTGAAGCGTTTGGATCTGGAAAACAGTCGTAGATATTTAAGGTTTCAAAGTTTGGTCCATCAAACTCTGTATACTTGTATGTTTCTTTATTCTTTGGAGTCCAGACAACTCGTCCAGATACTTTCTTTGGCACCATTCGCTCTCTATCACATTCTCGAAAATCCCAATAGGTTCTTCCAAACGCTGTTCCAAAAATAAGCATTGATTTGACAAACATGACAAGCTTTGGAAACATCTCTGCTCGATACCAGTCATACTTCATAAGAGCGGAAAGGATTTGTGAGGTAACACTATCACCACTTTCACGAGGATAGAACGTACCTGTGGGCTCATTGGCTACCATACGAGGAGTTACCGTTTCAATGATTCTGAAGATACGAGGGTCAAAAACTCGTGCGCCATGAGGATAGGTGTTCTTATCAATAAAGGTTCTATACAATTCTTCCTGTTGGTTCATGCGAAGATGCACAATGTCTAAATACCTTTTTGCTAACAGGAATTGTTGGTTCATTTCGGAGCATATTTCAGCTTCGTCAAGGGCAGCTTTATCAATCTTTTTTGACATAAAAAAAAGACGGCCACAAATGAATGTGCCGTCCTGCTGGTAATTTACCAGAAAAGAGTACTTACTATTTACAATGAGTTAGGGTTCAAGTCAAGCCTTTGCCGCCTTTTCTCGTAACCATGTCTTCTTATTAAAGAAAAACATTTTCTCAATTGCTCCTGCTCTGACTTCCATTTGTACTTCCATCGTGCCATAATCTAAGTCTTGTGCTGCCTCTTCAATTGCGAGAATATACGGTTTCTTTGTCTTAATAGCCGTTGCGATCATTGCCTCTTGGGCTGGTGTTAAATCTGTATCTGTCATAGGTTATCCTTTGTCATTTGGTCAATTGTGCGCTGTGTAGCATCCCAGTTGATTTGAATTCCTCGTATTTCTTCCTGGACAAACTTATGTGATAGTTGTTTCATGTAGCTATGGTATTTCGATCTAACTCCATTAGTATCGTGCTCAAACATATAGTTAATTAACTTTTGTAGCAAACGTGCTTTTTTCCTATCGTCTTTATTTGCTCGATTAAGTGGAGTAATTTCCACCTTTGGAGACTTTAGATAGCTCTCTTCAAGCTTCTTCCACTCTGGAGTGTTAAAAATAGTTGGCTTAATCTTTCTCATACTTTTACATTTTCCATTTAAAGCACAATCACATACTCCACCAGCACACCGCTTGCCTTCTTCACATTCGCATTTACAATCTGGACAAATCCAATTTTTCATATTCCTATCACATTATCGCTTGGTGAGTATTCAGGTCGTTTCTCATTACTTGGTAAACTCCTATTTGGCTGTATCTGGTAGAGTTGCCATGCAATAGCAAGAGCCATAATAAGGTCATCATGCGCCCCACGTTCTGCCTGTGCTTTCTCAGTTGAGGTAGTACGAGTAATGATGAAGCTATACATCTCGTTGATTGTTGGCCTATCGTAAATAGTTATCAACTTTTTATCCACAGCGTCTTTAAGGTCAGATAACATGCGGGGACGAGTCGCCGTATTTGTATCCCATCCAAGTTTAGTTGGATCAGGGTTCTCATCTTTCCCTACATTTGGCATTTTAAACAGTTCAAACTTATTTCCTCTGTTGAGTCCTGCGAGTCTTTCAAACTCAAACACTCCACCATTATTTCGCTCATAGGCGATAGTTGGACGAATCCCTGTTTGTGTGTATATTTTCTCAAGTATTGGAAGTAAAGCGTTAGTCATATCATTGAGCAATACTCTCTCGTGGAATACTAAAGGTACGTCAAGCTTAGTTCGTGATAAGAATTGAGCCGTACAAGAGTCGCCAAGTCCTGCCGAAGTATCACAGCCTATTAAGAAGTATTCCCCGTGTTCTATCTTTCTATATTGTCGAAAATTCATTTAGCAGTGGCTCTTTGGTATTGTCTAAATACCACTTGAGAGCGTTCGAGTCAAAGAATTGGTCTCCACTGGTTAAGAAAGCTTCCTCTGGTGTCTCAGGATATTCTTGACTAAACAGTCTTCCGAGTTGTTGTTTCTTGTTTGATAGGAATTCAGGGCTATAGAAGTCACTTGCCTTGTAGAATAGTGGCTTAAAGGGCTTAGTGTCTAGCACACATTCATCCCAGAACGTTTTGAAGTAATTATACCCATTTGCCGTTGTTTCAATAATTGTTCTTCCGCTTGGCACAACTGCTTGCATTGCGCCAGCAAACAGCTTCTCTGGATCAGGATAAAAAGCAAACTCTGATAGATGTAAGTTATAGATAGTCTTTGATCTTCCAAATTCAGTATTCTTTGCTGTGCCGATGGTATAGCGTGACTTCATAGCTTCGTTGTAGAGTTCTGTTTTAGAGTTATACTTGAGAGGAACCTTTTGACCTGTAATTTGCTCGTATGAGGCAATATAGGCCTTTACACGATCTAACAGTTCAGTTGCGTTATCATCAAGATCAGCTACGACAACAGATCGTGAGTTTTCAATTAAAAGAAAGTCTGTAGTAAATTCACCTAAGATAACACTGGAAAAGCCTTGCTGTCGTGCTTTAAGAATAACATCATTTCCAGTAGAATCTTGTGCAACATATTTATCCTGAATATTATTTAGAATAAAAGGCACTTCCTGTAATTCTTTATCAACAATCTTAAACCTGGCTTCAATAAATTTCTTATAGCTAAACATCCGTAAACTCCTCCAACTCTTTCTTTGCATGTTCTCCAAAGTTATTCTGAATAAGGGTAGTAGGCTGTTCCTTAAAATCAGGGTGGCGTTTCTTTAAATAAAAGATAACTGCTGTCATGTCACCACTAGCTGCTTTATTAATTAATACATCTCGTATCTCGTCGTTGAGGTTCATTTCTGATTCCATAATAGCCTTACGAAACTCTGCGTCTTCTTCTAACCATCTGTAGTAAGTGTCTCTTGAAATTGGCACTGCTGCACAGGTATTACTCACATGTCCCATAAGCTGATTGTATAAAGAAACAAATAATTCCTTTTTATGGTTGTCCGATTTGTAAGCTATAGTAGTCAACTCAGGCTTAACAAAGCTATTTTCTTGTGCTATCTGTTTCTTAGTCATTGAGTATCTCCTTTACTGCTTGCCAAAGAGCATCACAAAGCTCCCGATAGTCTTTGTCATTTGATAAGTAAGTTGTCCAATCTCCTTCAGGAGGATGAGTGCCAATCATTGTCTTATCTTTTCTAACTGATATTTCTAATACCCATTGTGATTTATATTGTTCTGCTAAAAACTCTATCATTTGACCAATAGAGAATAAATATTGTTCATAATTTTCTGGGTCATCTAAATAGCCTTTACTATCTAACCAACTATATGCACGTCTTTGTGCTTTATTTGTTAAACTGTAAAACTGTTCATCGATTATGTGTTGTTTCATTTTAGTAATTCCTTTAAGTTATCCTCGTATTTATCTAGTGCTTTATCTATACATTCGTCTCCACACCAATTTGTTCCTTCTTCATAACTATCCGGTTTAGCCTGTTCTATTGTCTTTTGAAAGAGGAAGAGAAGCTTATTTTGTACAATATCTCTTCCTTCACTGGTAACTATCCAATCTCTTATTATTTCTCTAATTTCTTCTCTCATAGGTTTATTTCTCTTTCTGGGCTAACTCAGCC